TTAGTTATAGTTTGTTTCTGATTTTTGAATATAAAAAAAAAAAAAAAATTTTCAATTAATTTTTTTTTTATGAAATATAGTGCTATGATTGTTTATCTTTGTACAATAAAAGTCCAGACAGAATTAATTGATCTTGCGACTTACGTTGAACGTGAAAAATATATTTATTGTGGCACCGATGCCACCGCTTATTGTGTATGTGTTACGAGAAAGGACACGTGGTGCACTCAAGTGCCTGTTGTTCTTTCCCGTGCGAGTGGTAACCCCGGTTTCGATACTGAGTGGTCAGTCAGTATTTCCCGTGCTGGTGATTATCTGTTGGCTACATGGCTTCGATTGACTACACCCGAAGTAAAAGCTAATCTCGAGAACGATATGCTTCGCATTCGTTGGACACGTAATCTTATGCACAATATTATACGCGAGGCCTGTATTACATTTAACGATTTGGTTGCTGCTCGTTTCGACAACTACCACCTCGATTTCTGGACTGCGTTCACTGTGCCTGCCGGAAAGCGTACTGGTTATAACAACATGATTGGTAACTTCTCTGAGCTTACTGATCCTCACGCTCCTGTCGCTGGTGTTGCAACTATTCCGGCATTTACACTCAATCTTCCATTGCCGTTCTTCTACTCTCGTGATAGTGGTGTTGCTCTCCCGACCGCTGCTCTTCCGTATAACGATATGAGAATTAACTTTTCGTTCCGTAGATGGCAAGATCTTTTGATTGTTGATGATTTGGCTCTTCTTCCTGATGCTGGTAACGGCAAATTCTCCCGTTGTCCTACTGGGGATGAAGTTCCCGGTCCTCTCGAACTCAAAGATGTTCAAGTTTGGGCTAACTATGCCATTGTATCCAATGATGAACGTAAGCGTATGGCTTGTGCTCCTCGTGATATTCTCATTGAGCAAGTGCAAACAGCTCCGCGCCAAACCTTCTCCCCGGCAACTCAACCCAGACCTCAATACGACATTCGATTCTCGCATGCTATTAAGGTGTTCTTCTTTGGTGCCAGAAACAAATCTGTGCCATGTCAATGGTCCAACTATACATGTGCCACTCCGATTCCGGGACCGGCTACGGTAGACTTCGGGTCTGAGTTGGCTGCAGATCCTATTCAGCAAACCTCTCTTATTTACGAGAATACCAACCGTCTCTCACAAATGGGTTCTGACTATTTCTCGTTGGTTAACGCGTGGTATCATGCCCCTGTTATCCCGTTGGAAACTGGTTACCACATGTACTCGTATTCTCTTGATTTCATCTGCCTTGACCCTATGGGATCAACCAACTACGGTAAGCTTACCAACGTCAGTATTGTTCCCGAAGCATCTATATGCGCTATTGACCAAGCTAACAACGTCAATTTCCCTCAATCTTTCGAGTTTGTCACTACTGCTGTCAACAACAACATTATCCGTATCTCAGGAGGAGCGCTCGGCTTTCCAGTATTGTGAGCATGGGGTATTTTTCAAAACTCCTTTTTTATTATTTTATACAATTTTATGTATAAAATATCTAATTGAATTTTAAAGATTTGTATTTCATAATATAGAAAATGAATTGGTACGGAGGAAAACCTGCAGGATGTTTATATAAACATGATACATATTGTCAAGTAACTTTTACAAAAAGTTCAGGAATTAAATCAAAAACATTCAATTATAAAAAATTTCCATCACACACTCAAGCAATTGCTGCCGCAGAAATATGGCAAAAACAAACATCAGATGAGAATGGTTTAACAAAAAATATGTATAGAACTGTTCAATTTGGAGATGAATTATATCTTGAAGTATTACTTCAAAATAATCATATAATGATGTGTGATTTAAAACATCTTCCGATAGTTGAGGAAAGAATATGGTATGCATATAAATCGGTAGATAAATATGTGTACTATGTAAAAAGTAGGGATAGTAAAAAACGGCAACAAAAAGCTAAATTATTTCATAGTAGAGTATTTCCTAATTATACTCAAATAGATCATATTAATCGTAATGGTTTAGACAATAGATTTGTAAATATTCGAGAAGGACGTGGAAGAATAAATGCAAATAATAAAAGAATGCAAAAGAATAATACATCGGGGACAAAAGGTGTATTTTATGAAGGAGGTAGTAAACCTAGATGGAGAGCTCAGTTGAATAATGAAAGTGGTAAGAAATGTTCAAAATCATTTGCTGTGTCAAAATGGGGTGACGATTCGTATAACTTAGCGTGTGAGTGGAGAGAAAAGGAGATGATGAAAGTAACAAAATATCTAACCCAATCTAAACAGTAAATACAATGTAGTAAATAGCAATGTCTGAACAAACAACTCTAAAAATACCATTTAGCTTGGCTATCCTAGAGGGGGGAGTTGCTGGAGTTAGATACGAAATTTTTCCTCATCTTCTTAAGGAAGTTAAGTCACAAAAAGAGTTAGATACATTGGGTGAAAATATGATGAATGTTATAGGTGATCGTTATCAAATCCCTATATGTGGATCGGTGATGTGGGTAATTTATAAGAAATACTGTGAAAAAGATATAAGAAAATTGATTGAATGCGCAAATACAAAAGAAAAACAGGGTCAAGTAATGGAATGGGTGATTGAAAATTATAATTTTCAAAGTAACTTATTCAGTTCCTAATATACGGTTAAGTGTATGAAAATTTTCAGCAGTTCGTTTTTCAGGGGTATTTAAGTATTCTAAATCAGGATCTATTTCCAATGCAAATTCACACCAATCTTTGTTTTCAAAATATTCACCGATTTCAAGCATATATTGTACAGGAACACAAGATGTAAAAAACCAGTCTTTTACGATTGGATGAGGATGAAGATTCTTAATAGACGACATTTTTAAAATACGATCTTTTAAAAATAATTTTTTCAATTTAATTACAGTCAGGACTTCCATAATCAAGTGACTCTTTTCTCGTAAATACTATTAGTGGATCTTCTGGTAGTTTGGTTGGTAACCGTTCAGGTACGCCATGATTCTCGAAACATCTAATAGCAATACCAACAACCTTCCGCATTTCATCCAATCCTGCTTTATCATCTCCATACGTAGTACCAGTAACCCATGCAGTTCTAGCATATTTCAGATACTCTTCCATCATTAGAATCTCAGCTTCTATCGTTGGTTTTCCGTCATGTAACCAATTAGGATTTAAACTATTTTGATAATTTCTTTCTCCGTCTATAATTTCGTATACTTGATCTCGATCCATTTTTGTGTATAAAATTTATATTTTTAAATTATATTATACTCCCAACAACATATTTCCAATCTTCAACATCGAGTGGTAAGTTCATCATCCAATCTTTAACGTCACTTCTTTTACGGGTATTTTTAGGTCTAACAACATTTACCAAACCCATATGTAATCCAAGTATAGATACAATTTTTTCAGGTAATATAATAAAATCTTTGTGGAAATAATCGAGTATAAGATAGCGAATATGTTCGTTTGTAGTCTTAAAATCGAAGCCTATGCGTCGTTTCCAATACCAATTAGAAATAACATCAACATATTTTTTTTGTATACTATTAATTTCTTTACCCCATTCTTTACATACAGATCTACAATATGGAGTGGATGAAAATGGGATGAAAGAAATTATATTGTATTGAAGTTCGGGGGGAAGACTCATTTAGAATTAAAAAGATAATATTTTATTTTTATTCAATTTTAAACTAAAATACCCTAACTAACATCAATTAAATGACATTTATAGAATATAATTTATAGAACAAATAAGAACATGAGCAAACAAGCAGCGAAACCCAAGGGTAAAATTGTCCTCAAAAAGAACAAAGCAATTAACAGAATTTGGCATCAGGAATCAGCGTTGGTATTCAAATCTTCAAAGGAAAAATTAGTTATAGGTAAATTTGAAAATGGTGAAATACGACCTCTTGATGATGAAATACTAGAACTTTGTGCTCAATGGAAATTTAGATACGATACAAGTCTTGTAGAAGAAGTTGATGAGGGTGACGAAGGTGATGAAGGTGATGAAGTTGAGGAGGAGGACGAGGAGGACGGTGTTGAAGAAGTTTCTAAACCTGAGGAGGGTGAGGAGGACGGTGTTGAAGAAGTTTCTAAACCTGAGGA